CCTTTGATGGTGTTTAGAAAAGAGAATGGGGAAACAGTCTCTATTGTTGTGTATGGAAAAGAAATGAGATTCAAGTACAGCAATAGAACTAGAATGCTCCATCCAGATTTAGCACCACCACAAGAAGTAGATGGAGTCTTCTCTGCCGGTTTTGAACTAAATAAACTGTTACACTCTTCTGGCGCAAACGAAAAACTCAAAAGATTTTTCTCTAATATTTCAGACATCAAACTTTACGTTGGTGGAGATGGAGTAAATACTTTTAGTGGTTTTATTTATTCAGTTGGGATTGGGGACACTTCCTCTGCCGCCAGAAATTCGCTAGACGCTTACTTTGATGAAAACGGGTTTGCTTCCTCATCCTTGCTTGGTGTAATCACCTCTTACACAATTGTCCCTCGTGTGGAATACGGAGAGTTTTGGCTAGACGTTGCCGCAGATTGTTATTGGGAGGATTCTATTGCTTTGAGTGTCTTGGGTAAAAATCTTTCTGAGCCTACCCTCAACTTCTTTCAATTCAACATCGGACACGATGGAAGTTATCAGATTGTTGGAGACTCGTATGACTTTACCAGTTCGGAACTAAATTCTTACATCGCTTTTCAACCAGTATCAGAGACTATCCAAAAGTCAAGTAAAGATTTTGAAAACACAGGAACTCTTCCAAAAAATCGGGTAGTCAAACCAGGAGCAGACTGGTCAACAACAAAGTACCCTGTAATAAACGGAACAGTCATTTATCCACCAGAGGATGTTGATTTTACAACTTTGCGAGCAACAATTTTCCTTGAAATAAAAGCAGAGAATACAATTCATTCTCCATTCCAGGTTAAAAATCTTTCTCTAGCACCACAGGCTTACGAGACAAATTCTGATGTTGGAACCTTGTTTGGTTCTAGAATTACAACAACAGACCCATTCGCAATTTACAAAGAGAGCACACCTTATCTTTATCTTACAAAAGATAGTGGTGTAGAGCCTTTGGAGGGTAAGGTTGAGATTGCATTTAATGAAAGCCTTACTAGTCCCTATCCTGTAAATATGCTAACGGCATGGATAAAGCCAGACTTTAAAAATATGGGAGAAACCCTAATGGAGATTGACGTTGGCGGTGCATCAAACGTTTCTATCGTTTTTGATTCTGATGAAGGAAACAACAAGATCTTCAAAGTTTCTTCACCAGAAAATACTGAAATAGCAGCAGAGTCAAAGTTTTACAAAAACGACAATGATATTGTTTCGCCAGGATTGGGAATCAAACTTGAAGATAATCAATGGGCCTTTATTGGTGTCGAATTTCCCTACCCCGTAAATTCTGGCGGCACAGAAGGAAAGGTAGTCTTACATCAAGGTGCTGTTTATCAAAACGTTACACTATCAAAGGCAACAGTAAGAGGGCTTGCATCTATTGCAATTATCAGAGATTACTTTGATTTGAGACAACAGGTTTATGGATATTGGACAAACCTGGCAAACACCGCAGGCTGGACGTACAAAGAATTGCTAACAACAGAGTCCTCGTTCTCTTATCAGACATCCCCTCTTGATGCTTTCAATATCTACTCAGGCAACAACGGAATTGTTATTGGTGAAGATAGCGAACTTAAGATAGAAGAGACCCAGGGAACCATTTTGTTGAATGTTGACTGGAAGACATACGACCGCAAGCCTGCATAACAAGTGTGGTATAATAGTAACCATGAGCAACCGAAAAAAGGCATTGAAGAAACCAAAAGTAACACTAGTTGACGAAAATCCTGGCTGGGGACTCTACGCTTGGCGTAAGTCAGACGGCAAACTATTTATGGATGAAGACAACAACCTACTTAATATTCCATCAAAGCAGTTTGATTTAGAGAAGATGGCACAAATCACAAAGGCAGCAGCCCACTACGGAGAGCCAGAAGGAAACCCAGTATTCATTCCAGGCGTTCAGCGAACTACAGAAGAGGGGTATGTGGAACAGGTTGAGCGAATGAAGTCTGGCCTCCTACCAACTATGAATGACTTTAACGCAGTAACAGACGCAAAGAAGGCAGCAGGTATTCAAGATGGCTAACATCGTAGCAAAGGTCGGAGACATCGAACCAGAAGATCCACAGTTTTCAGATCCATTCTCAAAATCTTGGGACGAACTAAAAGAGTATCGTGGAATCCAAACAAACTTTAAGCGACGCACAAGCAGGGCAGTCAAAGGATATATGGAAGATTCCAAAGGACGACCCACAGGTAAAGATGACGCAGGCGCAAAGGCAATCACAGCACGCCTAGGAAAGGGCTACGGAACCTTTGATGTTATCCAGCCACCTTACGATCTTGTAGAACTAGCAAACTTCTACGACACAAACTTTGCGAACCACGCTGCTATCGACACAAAGGTAGAGAACATCGTTGGTTTGGGGTACGACATCAAAACTACCCGTTCAACAGAGAGCAAGATGGAAGAACTAACTGGAGATAAGTTAGACTTTACTCGCCGCAAAATCGAAAGGGTAAAGCAAGACTTGTTCGATTGGTTAGAAAACCTAAACAACGCAGCAACTTTCACGGGCACAATGGAAAGAGTCATCACAGACATGCTTGCAACAGGTAATGGTTACCTTGAAGTTGGTCGCACCGTAACAGGAGAGATTGGCTACCTTGGTCACGTTCCCGCACCAACAATGCGTGTTCGCCGTTTGCACGATGGTTACATCCAACTAGTAGCAGACCGTGTTGTTTATTTCAGAAACTTCGGGGCAACCAATGAAAACACCGTAACAGATGATCCCCGACCCAATGAGATTATTCATCTAAAAGAATACTCCCCACTCAACACTTACTACGGCATCCCTGACGTTATTGCTGCTTTGCAGGCAATCAAGGGTGACCAGTTCGCTTCTCAATACAACATCGATTACTTTGAAAACAAGGCCGTGCCTCGTTACATCGTAACAGTCAAGGGTGCTCAACTATCCCCAGAGAGTGAAGAGCGTCTGTTCCGTTTCCTACAAACAGGGCTAAAGGGACAGAATCACCGCACTCTTTATGTGCCTCTGCCTTCTGATGCTGATGGAAACAAGGTTGATTTCGAAATGCATCCTGTAGAAAACACAGTTCAAGATGGTTCATTCAAAGACTATCGTAAGCAAAATCGTGATGATATTTTAATGGCACATCAGGTTCCTTTGTCTAAACTAGGTGGTATTGATGGTGGTGCTATCGCAGCATCTATCTCACAAGACCGCACATTCAAAGAGCAGGTAACCCGTCCAGTCCAACGGCATCTAAATAAAGTAATCAACACAATGATTAGAGAAAAGACAGATGTCGTTGAATTGGCGTTTAAAGAAGCCACCCTCACAGACGAAGTTGCCTTGTCTCAAATCAACGAGCGTTACCTACGAAACAAGGCAGTTACTCCTAATGAGGTTCGTGAAATGATTGGACTACCCCAAATTAAAGGCGGGGATAAAATGATTGATTTGTCACCACAGCAATCAGCAAACGCACGCTCACAAGCCTCTGGAAACACCGCCAGACAGCGTGAAAGAACAAATGAGCAAAGCGATGGACCAGCCGCAATCGAAGGCCGCAATCCAAAAGGTGAAGGAAGCAAAACTGACTGACGTTAAAATTTCAACGGATTTTAACGAAAATAACGTTTTGATAAATATTGTGGTATAATAACTGGTACTATGGATATGGAAAAAGCACACTTCTCTACAAAAGAGAACACAGTCAAAGTTTCTATGCCTATCGCCAAGGTAGATCAAGAGAGGCGCATTGTCTCAGGGTTTGCTACTCTGGACAATTTAGACCGCCAGGACGACATCGTTCCAGCGGAAGCAAGCGTAAAGGCATTCAAAAACTTCCAAGGCAACATCCGTGAAATGCATGACGCTACAAAAGCGGTAGGCAAAATGGTAGAGTTCAAAGAAGACATGTACTTTGATGAGTCAACAGAGAAAATGTTTAACGGAGTTTATGTGTCTGCTTACATATCTAAGGGAGCCGAAGATACCTGGCAAAAGGTTCTGGACGGCACCCTCGCAGGTTTCTCCATTGCAGGTGAGATTACAGAAGAAGACACAATTTACGATGCTGATTTAGAAAAGAGTGTTCGCATTATTAAAGACTACTCATTGAGCGAATTATCCCTCGTGGATGTTCCCGCTAATCAATACGCCAACGTCCTATCCATACAGAAGAATGGCGATGTAACGGGTATGCTTTCAAAGGCACTCATTGAAAATGTTTATTACTGCGATCACGACGACATTGTTCAACTATCTTCAACTCAAAAGTCTTCCTGCCCCCGCTGTTCAGGTGGAATGGAGAACATTGGTTTTGTTGAGTCCAACGACCCAGACAAGGCCAAAATGGTTAAGGGCATTCTTACTCAAGTTAAGAAGTCTAAGGAGGTTATTATGTCCGAAGAAACAACCGAAGCCAAGGTTGAAGAAACTGAGGCAGTTGAGGAAGTAGCGGAGGCAGTTGAAGAAACTGTTGAAGAGACCCCTGAGACTGTTGAGGAAACAGCCGTGGCAGAGACAGAGGAAGCCGTAGAGGAAACGGCAGCCGAAGAAGTCAATGTCGTTGAGATGAAGATTGAAGAACTTAGCAATGCAGTCGCTGCAATTAGCGAGCAAATCAATCAAATTACTGCCCTTGCAGATGCAGTCACAAAGATTCATCAGCAAGTAAGCGAGGTCTCCAAGAACCTCTCCGGTGTGAGCAGAGAGGTCACAGAACTCAAGGCACAAGACAACGAACTTGGAAAGCGTTACGAAGCACTAGAAAAAGAAACTGCTTTCCGCAAGTCTGCTGACTTTGGAGAGGTCATGCAGTCTCAACCCATCAGGGTTGAAAAATCACTATGGGATGGACGTTTCCTCGGCAAGTCCGACCTATTCTAATAACAGGAAAAATGACGGAGGTGAAAAGAATTATGTCAGACGAAATTACTACAGAAGAGACTACAGAAGCAGTAGAGTTTGAGAAGGCCGCAGGCGATCAGGTACAAGGTGCCGCAGATCGTCAGGGCGTTAAGCCAGGTGTTAGCCCAGTTGTAAACGCAACTGGTAACCCAGGAACAACCGACAACGTTGGCAACCCAAACACTCATCACGCTTCAGGTTACATTGGCGTAGGTGGTGTCGGCCAGCAGAACGATGGCGACGCACTCAACTACGGCAACATGGGACAGGCACTCAACCCACAGGCAATGGGAGCACCATCACCAATCGACATTGACCCTTCAGGTCAGGTCGGTGGAGGGGTTCTCAACCCTGAGCAGAGCCGCCAGTTTATCGACTACGTTTGGGACGCAACAATGCTCGCCCGTGACGGTCGTCGTATTACCATGCGTGCAAACACAATGGAACTAGAGAAGGTTAACGTTGGTCAGCGTGTCCTACGGGCCGCTGCACAGGCTGACGGTTCCTACGAGAACGCAGGGGCAACTTTCTCCAAGGTGGATCTAGCAACTAAGAAGTTGCGGCTAGACTGGGAAATCTCAACAGAGGCACTTGA